TGTTTATTGATTTAGTATAAATATTAATATATTAAGCAAATTTATAAGAACCTTGTGTTAATGTAGTACCTACAGCTTTACCATCCATGCTAATTGTAGTGTTTTTAGAATATAATCTATCTACAGCTGATTTAACTTCATTGATTGCAGTGATCATTGGTGTTAGGTCTATTGATGGGGATATTGTTTGACTACCATTAGCCGTTCCTTTACTAAATAAATCAGTACCTGCTATTATTGAATCATTTTTATCTAATTGAATTGATCCTTTAGGACCTGATACTATTGTTTCTCCTCCGGGGCCAATAATACCATCTTCCATTGATTTCATAGCTCCTACAGCGGCAGCAATACCTGCTATAACGGCAACAATACCAACTCCTAAAGTTATTGCTGATGCTGCTGAGATTGAAGCAACTGCTATTTCTGATGATATTATTGCTTCAGTACTTTTAAATCCTAATAAAGCGGGTAAAGTAGCTAGTTGTTTAAGCAAAGCTCCAGATGATATTGTATTATATAATGCTATACCTTTAGATAAAGAATAAAATACTCCCATTCCAACAGCAATACCTTCTATAAGTGGTAAAGCAGCAGTTAATATTTCTAAAAATTTTCCTACAGGTCCTGATACTAGATTACCAAAAAAATCTTGTAATTTTAAAACAGAAGCATTAAATTTATCTTGTATACCTTGACGTTTTTGTGCTTCTAATGCTTCTTCTTTAGTTATTTGAGCTAAAGATTTACCAGTTTCTTGTGCTAATTTTTGCTTTTTTAATTGTTCTGCTAATTGATCAGCAGTTAATCCTACAGCTTCAGCTAATGATTTTTGCTGTAGTACATTCATTTTTTGGAAATCTTCTAAACTTCCAACATTTTTATTTAATTCTTGAGCTAATGTTACTTGATCTCCAGCTAATGCTGCTGCTCTTGCTCTTTCTAAATTTAATTGTCTTCCTGTTAATAATTCTGCTTTTAATTCATTTTCAATTGATGAACTAAAATCAAGTAATCTTTCACCTTGATTTGCTGTTTGTTCTAATGTAGTACCTAAGGCAGCAGCTTGTACAACGGCTTTAGTAATTAATGAAGGATTATTTTGTAAGTTTGCTGATAATTGACCTGATATTTTAGCAGCAGCAGCTAATGTAGCTTTAAAAGGAACACCAACTTTTAATTGGTTTCTTGTTGCTACAAATGCCCCAACCATTTCATCATTAACTTGAGATGATGATTTTCCTGTTAATACAGATAATTCATATATTCTTGCTGCTTCTGCTCCTGTTAAACCAAATTGTTTGGTTAACATTATTTGAGTTTTTAAAGCATCTTCTGAGTATTCAGCTACATATCCAGTTGATTCAGCTAATTGATTAAAAGCCTCATTTAGACTTCTGCTAGTAATATTAACATCACCAGTTGATCGAGCAATACTAATAAAATTACTTTGTATTTCATCAGCTTTTTCAGCTCCATATCCTAAAAGTTTTCCACTAGCAACTGATGCTTTATTAAATTGTAATGCACTTTCTATAATTAAAGCAAATATACCGGATAAAGTAAACATACTAGTGATAGTAGATAAGGATGTATCTAATATTTTTTCAGAAGTAGTTTTTAATGAATTAGATAAAGTTAATTGTTTTTCTTTTAATTTAGCTTCTTCTTGTAAATAAGTTAAAGTATTATCTAATTCTTGATTTAACTTAATTTGAGCATTAATACTTTGTAATTCTTTTTTATATTTTTTTTCTAATTTTATATTTTGACTATTTATAGCATTATTCAATTTTGCAGCAACATTAACTTGACGTACACCAAGATTTTCACTTTCTCTATCTAATTTTTTAATTGCTTTTTCAATATCTTTAACGATATTTTCCCCATCAATAAACGCATCTCTTAAATCTTTTACTTTTGAAATATTTGATTCTAAAGCTTTAGTTATTTTATCAGAAAGAGTAATACTTAAATTATTTACTAAATTTTCAGCATTTTCTAATTCTTGGTTAAATTTATCTAAATTAGCCATATTATTATATTATATCATATAAATATTGAAAGCCCCTATTTTTTAGGAGCTTTCGATGTGGTATATGTTGGTGCTATATTTGGTCGTGATATTTCTTTAGACGGAGTCTGTTTATTTTTCAACATATTCTGTTGTTTTTCAGCTTCCTCATTTTGTTTATCAAAATGTTCCTTTAATTTATTGAATGTAAATTTACGAAGCCAAATTGGCATATTATAAACAGTATTCCAATCATATCCACCACCACCATGAAATATTATATCATGAATTTGTGAGAAAAATACTATTCTATATTCCGGAGTCAGGCCAAAAAAAGTTAAGATTTACTGGAATGTCTATGCCCTCCCCTTCATAGTTTTCATCCTCAGGAATAAATTTCATATTAATATCGGGTTGTAGTTCTGAATAGTATTCACGTAATGCTCTAGCATCAGGAGCTAATAAATAGTTATCAACAAAATCACGTATTGATTTTTGATCACGTTTCCCCTCTACTGAAGTGATGATGAATTTTAATCTAGTAGTAACATCGTATGTTTTTGTTGGATCAATTTTCTTTAATCCTTTGGTTTCTGCCTCAATTAATTTTTCATCACCGTGACTCAGTAATTTAAATGTTACTTCGTTTCCTGATTTAGGTAGATTAAATGAAAATTCATTGCCTGAAGTGTATATTGATTCATTTAATTCTTTATCTTTTAATGTAGTTAAATCAACATTAGCCTCTACCTCTTGATTGTATTGATTAACATATTTAAATGAATAATCTTTACCATATCCTAATATACGAGCAGCTACTAATATGGCGTTTTTATCACCTACTAATAAATCATCATAATTGATTGGAGTAACGATTAATGCTTGTAATAATTTATCAATTACTACTCCTTGTTTAATATAATTGCTATTGGTAAGAATATCTTCTTCTTTAGCAGTCATGTACTTCATTTCAATCTTTCCAGATGATAATGGATTTTCTTTTGAATACAATAAACCTTTTGAGGGTAATGTAATTTCTTCGGTTGGTAACTTTAGTTCTGACATATAACGTTTTTAATTTTTGTGCGTATATAAATATATAGAAAATAAAAAAGCTCATCAAATGATGAGCTCTATGTATAATATTTAAAAGTATTTTAGTAATTTAAGACACAATAATCCATAGCGATAGTAACACTCAATGCAATAGCTGCTTCACCACTTGACCAATCATATTCTCCAAAGTTTGCAGTTTTAACGAATGCACCTTTTACAATCCATTCACCAACTACATCACCAACAGGGCCTAATATGTTTAATGTTATATCTTTTTTATAAAAATCTGAATAACCATCTCTACCTGTTACTGATTCGTGAGCTAAACGAGCCCATTCCATTACTGCTTGAGCACCAGATGGGGCGATTGGATCGTATAATTCTAAAGTCATATCAGCCCATCTAACTTTACCTTTAATTTTGCGATATACGTTGATATGATCTAATATGATTTCGTTAGCTTCAAATCCAGGAGCACTTGCTTTCTTAATTAAATAAGCAGGAATTCCATCTATGTACATTATAAAACGATTAGCTACTTTCGGCTCAAAAGCCGTGAACATTATTTCATTTGCATCTAATATTGCCATAATATTTTAAATTTTTATTTTTAGTTTGTTATTAATAAATATTAATCATCTATATTTTATGCTGGGAAACTAGCTCCTGTTGGAAGGATATTAAAGTTTAATATAATAAATTCAGCAGTTTTAGTTGGTTGAATATAAATTGTACCTACTAATTGATTTCTATCAATTACATCAGCTGTATTATTAGAATCATCCATCACTACTTTGAAAGCAAACAAACCTTGACGTTGTACTACTGACTCTAAGTATGGATTAACTTGTGATAAGAAACGATTTCTTGTTACTGCAGTATTTTGTTCAAACACTAATTCACGAGAAACATTACCAATATATCCTTTTAATGCAATTAATAAACGACGAACATTTACTCTATCT